CCTGTGAGCCAGCCATAGCCGCATTATAGCCCTGAGAGCCAGCTTGCGCGGCGTTGTATTGAGCCGCGCCGATCTGCTGCGGCTGAAAGCCCATTGCCTGCTGCGTGCCTTGCATGGCCTGCTGCAAGCTTCCTGCCGCCGCTTGGTTTACGTTGAAGTTACCCTGCGGAGCCAGTGGCGAATACTGGCCTTGCGTTGGCTGCCCGCCCATTGGTGAAGGCTTGCCGCCGCCAATGCCGCCTTTGCCGCCACCAGCCGTGCCGGCGGTGGTGGGCGATCCGCCGAAGCCGACGAGGCCACGCTGCGGCTGACCGGCAGGCGTGCCGCCGATGGCGTCTTGGCCACGCGGCATCTGACCGGCAGGCGTGCCGCCGATGCCGCCTTGGCCACGCTGCGGCTCACCCGCAGGTGTCCCACCGATGCCGAACCCACCTAATGCTGATCCTGCCATGTTATGCGTCCTTCTTGACTAGACCGATGGCAAAGAATTGCACGGTGCGAATTGTGAATGTAACGGCGCCACGCGGCGTGCGCTTCTTGCCGCTTGCAAAGTCAATGTAGCGACGGAACTCATCGTAGTGTTCGCGCGCCTTGCCTTGCTCAATTTTCTTGGTGCCGCAGTAACGGTAGCCACGGCGGATCGCCTCGCCCCACCACTTGCCGTGAAGCACGTCCATGCACCATACGACGGCCTCGCGCTTAGTGCGTGGGCTGAATGCGCCGCTATCGACTGCGTGTGTTGCGATGACGCAACTTTTCTTTGACGAAGACGATGAGCTAGATGAACTTGACGACGAGCTTGACGACGACTTGGCAGGTGCCTTCGGAATGTTAATGCTGGCGCCGGCTTGAATCTTGTTGGCGTCTTTGATGCTGGGGTTTGCCTTCATCAATTCCGAGACCGTCGTGTTGTTTTTCTTTGCGATGGCCGAAAGAGTGTCGCCGCTTTTGATTGTTGACGAAGACGATGGTGACGACGCCGCAGGCTTTGAGCCAGAATAGTTTGTGACGCCAATTTTGTCGCCGACCCCGCCAAGAACGTCTCCGACTTTGCCGAAATTGCCTACTCCGTCAGCGCCACCTCCAGACAAAATGCCGCCGCTAGATGAGGGTTCTGAGCCTAGACCATCAGGCCGAGCCACAGGCCGAATGGAAGTTGTGGGGGCCGACGAACCTGTCTGCGTGTAGACGTTGTTCGCGTCCGGCGTCATGCCGGGGATACCGCCCGTCGCGCCTGCGATGAACTGGCTCGGCGCACTTGTCAAAAACGGATCATTCATGCCGCCGGGCAAGTATGACGTTGGCGTGTTCATTGTCGTCGTGGATGTGTTGTATGTCCGTGGTGCGCCGGCTTCGGCGACTGCGATCTGGTTATCCCGGTCGGCGGCTGACTCATCCCGAGCATCTTGCGCCATCGTGCTGTATTTCGTGTAATCCATAGGCGCTTGGCCCGAATAGTTGCCAGACGTCGGATCAATGAAAAAGCTGTCGATGTAGGACTTCTGACCGGGGCGATTGGCTGCCAACTCGGCCACCATCTGCTCATACATTGGCGCGGAAGAGTAACCCTGAACGCCGTTGGCGTAGGTCGTCGGTGGGGCCATGCCGCCCATGATGTCTTGTTGCGATGTCGGAGCCGACATGCCGAACGCGTCAGCCGTGCTGGCAGTGTTCTGGAACGCGGCCTGTTGGTTTGGCGTGAATGCCGCAACCGTTGGGCCGTATTCTGGGACGTAGCCCAACTGAGACACCTTGTCGGCGCGGTTTAGATTTCGCTGTGCGGCTGCCTCGATATATTCAGGCACCTTCACTTCGCTGGTTGTTGATCCGCCCTTCGACATTATTCAAACTCCTTGACGTAAGACGCGTGCTGGTGCTTCCAGCCTCGTGCCTCTAATGGTTTCTTCCAGCCGAGACGGCCAGACATTGTTAGCGCGCTGCAACCTTGGGCTTTGGCCCACTCTATCACATCGCCGTGCATATCCATAATCTGTTCAAGCTCACCGCCGCCGAGAAACACATTCAAAACACGTTTCTTTGGATATACCACAATTTCCGTGACGATACACCCCTTCGGCGTCGGCCACAATTGCAGGATGCCTCGCTCAAGGCCGGCGACAATGTCACCAAAGTCATGCGTGCCTCCAGAGTATTCTAGCGCGGCTTCGATCCACGGCCTGCATCGGTACAGTTCACTATCCATAAATTCTTGAAATCCCTATAGTCACCGCAGGTGCGGCGGGTGAGAATGCTGTTGCTGGCGTCGCGTGCAAGTAACCATTCACGTCAGACACAGCCCAATACGCCTCAAGGTAGTCACCGGCAGCGACGTTGAACGTCGTGGCTCGGCTGACAACTGTTGTCGCGTTGTTGCGGTGCAAGGCTGCGACCATTGTTGAGTTTGGCGCGTCAACGCCATTTAGCTTTGGCCAAAAGTAAAAGCTGACGGTGCTGCTCGACCCACTTGAAATTTGAGCGGAAAAACTCGCCATGTAGTGGCCTGGCTCGTCAAACACGATACGAGACGCCGGCGTCCCGTTCGCTATTCCGTCGGCCGTGTTAGCAGTGAACGTCAACGGATAAGCCGTCGACGGCGCCGGCGCGGTGACGTCAGCTGTGATCGCCCCATCATACTGGCCATCGGAGAGTAAAATTTGGCGCCATTCGCCGTCTTTACTAACAACGGGATACTTGTTTATGCGATCCCACATGATCGTGCCGTCGTCTGCGGCACTCTCGCCGCCGGTCTGCTGGACTAGCTTCGATCTGGTTTGTGACAAGTGATTCACAAGCCTCCGGGACCATGACGTCCAGTCGCTACCAGTCGGCTCTGGCGGAGAGTGCTGAATCATCGGCGCCCGCCTTGCACGACGTCGAGACGGTTCACCCCAACGCGCCAATCCGAAAGCCGCTGACCCTCAATGCGCATCCTTACCTGTCGGCCGGTGAATCGCAGGCTGGTCGGGTTGCTCATGCTATAGGGTCCGTAGCTGCGCTCTGCCCCGTTCGGATAGAAACGCGTCTTGAATGTCACGTCCACGTCACCTTGCGTCTTCTCGTCCGGGAGCATCTCAGTAACGCTGATTACCTGGTCCCCACTGCCCAACATAAACGGCCCAGTTTCGGCAAATGGCTCAAGCCCACCGTAATCGAAGCCAATTTCATGCTCGTAAACTTTATTGTCACTCGTCGCCACCATCATAGGCTGGCGGAATGCGCCACGGTCATGACCGGCTGTGCGCCCAAGGTTGCCCGTGTACCAAGTATTCTCAACGTAATTAAACGTGACGTATCTGTCATTCTCATTCGAATCCGACGACGGGTAAAACCAAGTGATCTCGCCAAACATGCTGTTTGAGACGGCGAAGGCTTTGCTGACCTGCGCCTTATTGATGTCGTTAAACACATAGTCTGACACGTCAGACTGCAATTCCTGCACGGCGGCACCCTGCAACATATAAAACGAATTTGCGCCCATCCAGAATGCGCCTGCGTCGACGACAATGGCCGCCTGCTTCGCTGCAAGGCCGCATGACGTACCTACGCGCTCAATGCCATAAACGTATGGTGGCCCGATGTAGTTGGCGACATGGGCGTCTCGTGTCGTCAGGATCAGTGTCTGCCCACGCACGGTCAGGCCCTTCATAATTGAACCTGAAGTGTTTAGCTCAAGATCGCCAGCCTCGTTTGTTGCGGCCGGCGTCCACGTCGTATTGTCTTCGCGGTCCGACCACTGGACGAGGCGAGGGTTTCCGCCAGCGCCGAGCGCAAACAGAAACCTTTCCTCAGTGACCACAACGCCGCTGTTGCTTACGGGGGCGTTGCTCACGATTGCGGCGGGTGCGGCTGTGTTGAGCTGCCACTCATAAATCTTACCGTCATCTTCATTGCAGGCGATCAAATATTCGCCCCAAGTATCCAAGTCCCAGCTTGTGGCCGGCTGAATGCGAGAAATGTCTGGACGCGCCACACCGTAAGCGTACGCGCCGAAAACGTTACCGCCGTAGCCGGTAAACGCCAAAGCGTCTTCACGGCCGGACACAAGACCGACTGGCGTGATATCGAATTGCGCACCAGCCGCATTCCAGACGTACAATTTATCCAGCGAACCCGACGATATCCAGCGGTCTGAGCTGTTGTCAGCCCAGGTCAGCATTCCGCGCAGCTTGTTTGCGCCAGCAGTGTCGGATCGTGTGCGCCAGCCGCCGACGGGGCGCATCGTGCCATCAATCCAGCGCACCAAATTGGCGTCACGCCAACGGCCAGTTGACTGTAAGTCAGTGCCGTTTCGATAGACACCCGCCGGGATTTTGAGATCAATTAACGCCATCGTCGCCCCTTGGGTGCTTATTCTTGGCCAATATAACACATTGCGTCAAGTATGCAAAAGGCCCCGCCAAGTTGAGCGGGGCCGATGCTTGTTAGATTTCTGGTGCGGCGTCTGGCGTCGGCGCTGGTGCCTGCGCAGCCACATGAGCCTCATACGCTGCGATGATCTCTGGGGTGTGCATCAGCGCTGCCAATGCTTGAACCTCTTGTGGCTCCCCTGTCACGTCGTCTGAAGGTGCAATGACGTGGCGGTGGTAGCTGCGGCTGATCTCTAGGCCATCACGTTCGATGACAGTGGCGTGACGACATTGGATGTGCTTGAAGTCACCGACTACTTCGTATTTGTCGATGATAGTGCGTTCTGTAAGTGCCATGATGGCCTCCTTGTTTTATCGTGGCGTTGTTGCCACCTGACTACCCTGTGATCCAACAGGGGTGGTTGTTAGTTAGCTAGGTAATCCATGCTGAAGGATATATCGCCGTCGTCTGAGAACTCTGTATCTTGTACGGCTGTGTTCCCAAGAGAGGCATCAAAAACAAGTAATTTGACCGCTGTAACAGTGGACCGAAGGTCACCAACCATTGTAGTGCCAGCAACAAGGTTTAGACCGATTGCTCGTCCAATGGTCATTGCACAGAAGTTGTTTGCCAGGGACTGAGAAGTAAACGGAAGCCCTGTCATCTCAAGCGCACCAGTTGCCGAGCCAAGAGAAGACAGGCGCACTCGTCCTTGAACGTGAACATGATTTCCTGTTTTGGTGTAAGACCCAACTGCGATATTTGATGTTGCGTTATTCGTTCCATCACTGATTACTGGCGTCCAAGTCCCCTCCTCGTAGTCATCCAGCGTTTTGTCTGCTGAATAAACACCAGCAGCAGTGCCAAGAGTTACACCAGCAGGGATGATTGCGTGGCCTGACGAGTCGATCCTTAAACTCTCACTAGCGTTAACAGTAAACGCCATACTGTCGGTAGCGTGAGCGTATGTTAGTAGCCCTGTGTTCGATGAAGCCTCGTCACCAAACCTGATTTGAGAAACACCCGCACTATCGCTAGTAAGCTCTAAGCGGGCATCACCAGCCGCAGTTGTTGTTTCAACCTTTACATTGGCGTCACCATCATCGAAAACATGTAGTTTTCTGCCACTTGTTGGAGAACTCGTACCGATACCCACGGAACCTGCTGATGTGATGCGCATGGCCTCTGCGGCATTGGTATCAAAGGTGATGTAGTTGTTAGAGCCACCGCCTAGCCCGATTTCAGCGTTCACCGTGCCAGTGTTACCAACAGAACGAATTATGCCATTGCCATATAGGCTGTCTTGGCGCTCAAAGTTAAGTATAGGGGTGGTCGTTGCAGAGATTTCCAAGGTTGAACTAGGTGAAGTCGTACCAATACCCACATTACCACTGCTGTCGATGCGCATGGCTTCTGTGCCATCTATTCTAAAACGCATCAACGATGCCGCACTTGCATTCCCTTGGTCAGCGTCGATTGACATTACATTGCCGCCAACAAAGATTTGCCCGTAAGAGCCGTCTGAACTATCCTCTATGCGTAACGTGGGTGTGCCCGCCTGTTTTATGTGCAGGTCAACTGCTGGCGAAGACGTACCAATACCCACGTTACCATCCACAGTCAGCCCATCAGCAGTCACTGTGCCTGTTACGTCAATACCAGTGGACGTGGTGGCGAGTTTCTCATCCCCAGCGTAATACAGCTTTGCATACGATCCGTTTACAGCCCTGAAATATGTGCCACCAGAAACATCGTTGAGCCAAAGGTTGTTGCCACTTATCCGCAAATCGCCTGTGCCATTTTCCGCAATATAACTTCCTGCGGTTCCAGTAGTCTGATGGTAAATCTGTAAGTCAGACCCAGCGCCGAAGATGGCTTTGTCGTTGTCGCCTAGTATCAGCCCATCAGCAGTCACTGTGCCAGTTACGTTAATACCAGTGGAGGTGGTGGCGAGTTTGGGGGAGCCGTTGTTGTCCAGAACTACACCGCTAGACCCCGTTGTAGTGGTTACAGTAGCGCCAGATAACGAAACTTGATCGTTGCCTTGTACAAGGGCTACTGCGCCATTTACATTTACGTTTGCTTCAGAAGAACCTACTTGTACCATGCCAGCAGTGCTAATACTTATGTTCGCACTGTTTTGACTAATTAAGAAATTAGCTGATTGCGCAGCATCGTGGTAAATCTGTAGGTCAGACCCAGCGCCGAAGATGGCCTTGCCGTTGTCACCGAAGTTGGTTTGCGTAAACGAGCCAGCCGCAGGAGTTGTCCCGCCGATCACTGTGCCGTCAATTGTGCCGCCGTTGATGTCCAGAGACACCGCAGTCGTTCCGTCGAGCGCGTCATCGACCAAGTCGAAGTTCGTGTTGATCTTTGTACCCCACGTGTCTTCGGATGCGCCAATTTCCGGCTTAGTTAGTCCAAGCGTCGTTGTCGTTGTGTCAGCCATGTCATTCTCCTATGCGGCGTCAGCCCACGTTTCAGCAGTGGCCGAGGCTACGTTCC